ATCTTTTAATTTTTCTTTACTTAGTGCTTGTAAACAGGGAGGACCATCTTCAAATTCTTTTGCACCTCCTTGTAATACAGTTTTTACATGCGTTAATGAAAATTCTTCTAGTTCTTTTGCTGTTTTTTGATTTGCTACAACAACCTTAATGAATTGTTCAAATGTAAAATATGTTCCATCGAGATTTAGGGCGGGTCTTTCTTTTTTATTATAGTAAGGTAGGTTTATAAAATTTCCGTTGAGAGGTTTCCCTTTTTCATCTGTTCCCAGTTCTGTTTGTTTAGGAAAAATTTCTGTGGAGGGGTCTAATTTAAATGTAAATAATAAAGTATTTAAAAAATTACGTACTATTGTTGCTTTAACAGGTTCTTTTAAAAAAACATATATATGTAATCCCCCACTCTTAGATCTGCAAGGTACTACAGGTAATTCATGCTTTTTAATTATTTCTAGGAATTTTTTTGGACTAAAGTCCTTGTATTCTGGATCAATATCAATAGCTCCAAATCGAGCCATACCCTCATCGTCGCATGCCTGTATTCCGATGGATTTTTCTCCTTCTAAATGATCTAAATAATCTTTATCCGTAATCGGTCTAGAAGCCCATCCATAATCTCCATGTTTTAGCTTTAGTTTTCCAGTTTCTGGATCAATATATCCATTTTTAACATTGGCGTAGCCAAAATTTCTTTTTAAACCTGTAAATATCTCTATAAATTTCTTTTTCATTATAATGCTCCGGGCAGCTCACTCTCGCTCACTGCCCAGCCTTCAGTTACGATCGTAATGAAACTTAGAAAGGAGATACAGTCTGCTTTGGAGTTGTTTCACCATGCTTAACTGAGATATCCCCTTTAGAAATATTTTCAGCAAACACTTTTGCTTGTTGATATAATGCAATTTCTTGCACTGGACCAATTTTGCTAACTTCCCAGCCAAACCATGTTCCTTTATCATTCGACTGTGGAACTGTTCTTAATTTATAAATGTGGCTAAAAGATGCTGGAGTGAATAATCCATTTTTTCCCTTAAGTTTAATACCAGCCATCATACTATTCCATTTTCTACTAATTTTTAACTGAGTAGATTTCATAGCGATCAAAGCTGTAGAAGGATTATTTCCGCATACAATTACAAAATGACTCGCTGTTTTTTCAACATAATTACCATTTGATAATCTTTCTTTAAAAGAAGAGTCTCTGTTTGTTTTGGTCATGATATCACTTGAAGAAGGATGAATTGCTACTGGAGCTCCCGAACCTTCTCCTCGTTCTTTCCATTCAATGTATTCTAATTTATAATGGCACGGAACTACTTCTATACCTTTACTACCTTCAAATAACTCACCTGTTACTGAATTGAAAATCATTCCCGATTCAGCTCCCTCGACGTATTTTCCATCTCTTTTATTAACTTCAGGTGATAATTGCCCTAATATTTTTAAAAATGGTAGAGCTAAATCTTCCTGTCCTATATTACTCAGACCCTTACCAGAGTCTGCTTCAAGATTTGAAATAGCCAAGGATCCTGCTTGTTCTTTTTTCACTATATTTTTTTCATTGTTAGTCATTAGTTTTTCCTTGTTATTTTTGTTCTGTTTCCTGCGAACACGTTAAATAGATCAGAGGGCATATCTTGTCCAGCTTCGATACGCTCTCTGACCAAAGCTTTGAGGGTCATTGGTTCAACCTTTAATTTCTGGACAGGTTGATATCCTCGCCCGGATGCAAGGTTAGCATAAGCTATTGCCTTGTTATCTTCGTTACGACCAAAAGAAACGGTTACCTCATTTTTAATGAGGTCACCTAGGCCATTATTTCGAAGCCAGTTAAATGCGTTTTCTTTATTGTTAGGAGAAATAGAAGCTCCGTAAATAGGTTTTACTTCCACAGCGGATCCATCTGCTAATTTTAATGTAGAGATATTCATTTCAGTCATCATAGTTGGAATAACTTCGCCTGAAATAATATCTAAATTTTTCTTAAGACTTTTAATTTCATTTTCTTTATTTTTTACCTGATCTTCTAAACTCTTTAGTTTTAGAACTTGATCAGAGAGAGCCTTTACTTCATTTGTTTGTGTAATGGCTTCAGTTTGATCTTTTTCAAAATCTATACTACTCATTTATTTTACCTTTCTCATGTAGAT